TAAAGCTTGGGGGCTTTACAAGCTCATATATATGCGATTGTTTGGGAAAAGTCAAGAGAAATCGTCACCATGAATTAATTCTTCTAACTCTTCGTCAGACATGTTTTCAAAATCCATGTCCTCAAAGCGTTTTTTCTTCTTCACTGGGTAACGCTTTACGGTCACCTTATCTAATTTCTTGATAGGATCACCCATGATGTCGTCCAGTTTGACTACCTTAGTTTCTAAAGTTTCTAAAGTTTCTATGGTAGAATACTTATGACCGCACGTTAAACACCGCCGGTGACGACGTGTTGTATCTCCAAGTCGCCTACTGTTATAGACCTTACTCTTTCCCTGACACTTGGGGCATATCATTTCTTTCTCCCTGACAGCAATCTGATATGACCATCTTGCATACTGAACATTGATAATGCCCGTGAACATCGACGGGCGGGAAGTGAACTATAGATGTATGGCAGCGAGGGCATAGCCCATCTTCTATTAAACGCCCCATACTGCCATCACCCTGACTTATTGTCATTTCTTTGGCGGACGACCGCGCTTTTTCTTTACCGGCGCGGCGATCTTTGCTTTTGGTGGACGGCCCCGTTTCTTTTTCACGGGAGCTTTACCGCCTACCCATGCTTCGTTGACCGTGGGCGTTGATTTGTCGTCAGCCCGCAGACGCCCCTTGTCATCTCTGGCCCGTTCAGGCCCACAGAAAAACATAGGGAAGAACAGTCGTAAGAATTTATTTAGCATATACCTCTCCTTAGTAACTAAGACTTATCGCATACCATAGTTAAAAAAAATGGTCAACCGATTGTTTTGCGATAGACGTTCCACATGACGCGAAGCTGACCAGATATTGTCCGGCCCTCTAATTTCGCTAATTTCTTAATCTCTTCGTACACTTCGATGGGTACGAGAACAGATTTCCACTTGGTGATGTCCATATATAGCTCCTTATGTGTAGGAATATATAAGAGAAGTTGTTATTTTACAAGTAAAAAAGGCCCCGCCGAAGCGGGACCAGTCTTCTAAGGGAGGATTTACATGAAACAATTACTCTGCTTCACCCCAACTAGGACCGATCTCAATGTCACATAAGTTGGGTATCTCTAACGGTACAGCATTTTCCATAATTTCTGCAACCTCTTTCGCTTCTTCACGATTTTTCACAGACATGGCGATCTCATCATGTATTTGCACAAGCGGTATGCGTCCTGTCTTGTAGATGTTCACCATTGCTTTCTTAGTCATGTCCGCGGCAGACGCTTGGATCAGCCTGTTGAGTGCTTTGTAAGTGTACGCCCGCTTCAATCTGGTGGTCTCACCGTACTCGCGGATGGCCTCTTGGTATGGTAGAGCCTTGTTCATGGCAAAGGTGTCGGGCTCCCACAGATCAAACCGGCACTTACGCCCCAGTATCGACCGGACGGAACCACTGCCGTCCTTTTTGTTCAGGTGATTTTGTACGCCGTTCATCAGTCCTTTCACAAACGGGACGCGGTCATGGTACTGCTTAACCAGACCCTTGGCCTCTTCAACATCAATATCTAGCTGGTCAGATAGCTTATTGACGCCCATGCCATACATCATGCCAAGGTTAATCGTCTTCGCCTGTTTGCGCGGGATCTCCGCCATTTCTGCGACCATCGTATGAAAATCCATATTACTATCATGTCTATAAGCATTAACGAACTCCTCTGCGCCGTTAAGTAACGCGCCTCTTGTCTTGCCAAAAACGTATGCGTAATGAACCAAGATCCGTGGTTCCTGTTGCGAGAAATCTATAGCCGCCCACTGGTCACCCTCTTCCGGCAGGAACAGACTGCGTATCATCGGCCCCATCTCAGGGTCACGCGCCGGTATCTGTTGTAGGTTTGGGTTTGACATGGATATGCGTCCCGATACCGTGCCGCCATCGTCAGAACGGATCTGGTTGATGTGGCTATGTATGCGGCCATCAGAGCGGCAATGCTTCATTATGGTGTTGATGAACGTGCCGCTGGTCTTGTTCAGGTTGCGGGCTTGCACGATCAGCCGTGCCAACTCGTGGTCATGGTCCGTGAGAAACGATTTGGTAAATGACGGGGCGTTCTTTTCTGTCTTTGGATACGGTATGCCCAGCGCGTCAAATGCTTTGGCTATAGACGCGGCGGCCCACAACTCCACGTCCCTACCGGCCACTCGCTTGATTTGAGCAAGCACATCCTTTTCTTTGCTTAGAAGCGTGTTCCGCGTTTTCTCGACTCTGTCCTGATCTACCCGCACCCCTCGCCATGTCATGTCGATCAGACAGGGCAACAGGTCAAGCTCTAGATTTGCGATTGGCCAGAGCTCTTCCTTGGTAAGCTGGGTGGACAGATAGTTCCAAAGATCCAGTGTAATTTCTGCGTCGTTCTGAGCGTATGGCCCCACATACATGGCTGGCATCTTCCACATCTCAGCCTTGGGGTCCAAGCCAAACTCGCGGGCTGCTTCTTGCAGAGTCTTTTCAGTCTTTATTTTACCCAGCAGATCGTAGGAGAGTGAGTTGAGGCTGTAGCTGAACCGGTTTTCATCCAGCAGTGCGGCCACCAACATGGTGTCGATTATGCGCCCGTTAATGGTAAAACCCATGCGGCGTATCCAGCCCGCGTCATACTGGGCGTTGTGCATAATCTTGTCGGCGGGACACTCAAACACTTTCTTCAGCCACTTGTTGACTATGCGCTCATCCAGATTGCCGCCACCTAGATGCCGAATGGGTATGTATCCAGCCCAGTCGGCAACAGCTACAGCGTAGCCCACTACCTCGCCGTCACCGGTAGGCCATCCGGGCCCGTTGGACTTGAGGTTTGGGTCCTTTGTCTCAACGTCGATGGCTATTTGTTTAGCATCGAATATGTCGGGTAGCTCTGCCGGTGGAACCCATTCACTCTTGGGTCCGAACATTGTCATCTGTAGTGCCATATCATTTCCAGTAAATGGTTACGATCTCGTCGCCCTGTTGAAGAACCTTCCAGCCCTGATTGAGGTAATGGTCCAGTTGTTCAACGCGGATGAACCGAATGAGCTTATCTGATCTTTTAATCACTCGTTTCTTCGCCACCTAACGCTCCATACCCGCAAATATCTACCCAACTGTCCTCATGCCGTGGTGTTACCATCAGACGAGCCAGCTTTACCGCAACCATACATTGATACACTTGATGAGCGGTAACCTCTGTATTTAGCAGAACAGACCACATTTTGGCTATATGTTCATGGTTTTCATAAGCATCGCCATAATCCTTGGCCCGTGCGCCGTTGATTATGGTCTTTGCTTTTTTGAGTACGTCATTACGTTTCATATCTGATAACTCCTCGTGGCATCGTCAGGCTCAACTAAGTATAGGTTCTGCTTGGTCCGTGTGATGCCAACGTAGAACACACGGTGCAAATCGTCAGGCGCGAGTTCCGCGGCCTTTGATGCGGCTGGTGATATCTCTGTAAACAGAACCACGTTATCAGCCTCGCCGCCCTTAGATCCGTGGATCGTGGACAGATTGATACGAGGCTCTGCATTGAACTTTTCACCACGGCGTAACAGCGCGGTGATGTAGGCACGGTCCGCGCTAGGCAGTTTATCCATCGCTGTATGCCAGATGCAGTTATGAATGTAATCCATAGTAACGCTTGAGATTGGAACGAATTTAACAAGTCCGTGGTGCGCGATCAGTTCATCCAGCGTCACCATGTCGTCATCGTCGAGTGCCGGTAATTTTTTAAATCCGCGCTTGACTCTGTCGTTGACGGACATATAACTGTAAATGGTTCGTGCGGTCTTGCCCGTCACCTGTTTACCTTTTCTCAACTGTTCCCAGCCATTCACAGCGTCGCTCAGATTTTCTGAGATTGAACGTCGGCCCCGATAGTTGAAAAGATAGCCCCGACTCCGTAGGTCTGCGGTTATATCCGACAGGAAGTATGCGGCTTGTGCCAGCACGAGCCACGAACCCTCAGAAAAATCAATCATCTCAGCGCGGGCGATATGCTCTACGTTGCCTCTGTCTTCGCGAGGCAGATACTTTTTGGGCACACGGCGTTTGATGCGGCGGACCACACGCTCTGCCATAGGATGCACAGAGGCCGGTACGCGGTAGGACTGTTCCAATACCTCGTAGCCCCCGTTGAGGTTTATGAAATGCTCAACATCTGCACCGGCCCAGCGGTATATGGCTTGGTCATCATCACCGGCAGCATAGATCCGCTCAGAGTGTTGCTCTAACACGTGAGCCACATCCCATTGTAGGGGCGACAGATCTTGCGCCTCGTCAACGAAAGTGACAGCTAGGCGGGGGCAAAACTGTGCACTCTCGTTGACAAAGACCTCTAACATATCTGTGAAGTCAAAAAGCTGGTATCTGTTTTTGTATTCCTGTAGCGCGGTGGCCACATACTTGACCGTGTTCCAACTCTCGCCTATCTCGCTCTCGTCATACTGCTGACGCAAATCTACCTTACGCAGCCGCGCTAGGTTCATTAGGTTGACGATTGGGCTACTGCTTTTATTGAGATCAAAAGCATCCTCGCCAGATAGGCTGGAGCCCTCTACATTTAAATTGAAGCCTAGTGCAATCCCCACCTCTTTGTAATGTTCTGGTTGCATGACCTGTTCCTGACGTATGCCGGACAGGCGCAGGGCAAAACTATGCAGGGTTCTGAACCAAGGCAGTTGCGATTTGTCCAGATGAAACCGTGCACAGGCCCGCTCGACGGCTTCGTTTGCGGCTTGCCGTGTAAAGGCAAAGTAACCTATGTGTGTAGGATCAACACCGCTCGACAACGCCTCATCTACTTTGTTCAAAAGCGCGGTAGTCTTGCCAGTTCCGGGCGGGCCGTAGATGCGGAATATCTTAGTATCCATGCTCTTCGTCCGTCAGGTCTTCTATGTTTTCCATGACGTGAATAAAGACCGGTGTATGTTCACCCATCCACGAACCTATGGTGTTGAACCATAAATATTCTACAGCTTCGTCGTAGCTCATGTTTTCGTCTTCAACCAACACTGCTATGCATTTGTGGTAGTCATAAGCCACAACCGGCTCTTGTCCTGCGCGGTGGCACATACCAAGAAAAGCTTTGTCAAATCCATCTGCTTTTAGCATTAGAACGGGGCCTCCTCTTCCCTGCCAAAGTCTGGCGTTTTGAGGTCTAGCTCAACAGCTTCAAAAGCGGGGATCTTATAGATCCTGACAACCCTGTTTTTAATCCGGATGGTTCCGCTTTCTCCTCCCAAATCACGAAGCCGTTGAGCTATCTTGTAAGGCTTGTATTCAAAAAACTTGTTACGTTTCAAAAAAGCCTCAAAGTCTTTTAACCTGAAATAAGTCATATTTGTTTCTTCATCCGTCCAAGGACGTTTCAAAAGTATTTCTTCTTTATCTTTGGCCTTCTGTAAGTGAGCACAGAACTCTTCTAAGTAGTCGTAGAACTGACCGCTTGTGCTGGCGTCCTCTGCTACGTCGATAATCGCGCTCTCGTTTGCGGCCATCTCTCGCATCAACCCGCCTATGCGTCCCTCCCACACCTGCTTACTGACAGAGCGTGGCATGAAGTTGAGTTGCTCCATGCAGGCTTTCTGGAATGTCGGCTGACTCATAAGCCCTTCGGTGTCCAGTTCAACCGGTTCGCCGTTTACGTCCAGAAACCAGACTGGTGGGTTGGAGTTGTATTTTCGTAGATTAGCTATGGCGGCACCTTGTATGGCGGCACCTATGCCGTGTTTGCGTGTCTGGCATAGCTCTTTATTACAGTGCGCGTTGATAGGCGCATCGCTACACCGGTAGGCGTAATCTTTTTTCTCAAGCTGTTTAGCAACTATGTTGACCTCGTTAAGAGGCAGAGGCGGCTCTAGATACTGCATGTTGTAGTTTAGTATCTCAGACTCCCAGCTATCGGGGTAAGCTTTGCGTAAGTACACGCCTATGTTAAACAAGCCGTTGTTGCGTCCACCCTCAGATATTTTGTTCTTGATTAAGAACTGTAGGCACGGCGGCCCATCTTTCATATTTGACGTTTCAGGATCGTCGGTTATCTGTAACTTGATAAGCTGTTCAGGTGTCTGCTTATGCGTTTCGTAAAGCTCAAAGAACTCCTCCAGCGTAGCAGATGTGCCGTCGTCTTTGATTGCGTAGCGTAACCCATCTTCTGCATCATAGTACGGCAGGTTCAGAAAGTTACCTACGTCGTCGCGGTCAAGATGCAACTTGACCTGCTTTGGAAATATCTCACTGCCGCCGTAACCTAAAGCGGCTGAAACCTGTTGCAGTGTTGACTGCATATCTTTTGCATCTACCCATTCTGTTGCGAACAGGAAGCAGTGTGCGCCGCCAGATTTGGAGCGGCACACCACAAGAGGTAATTTAAGCTTACGGATCTTCTCAACAAGCACTTTGTGGTCCAGAGGATATTGATCTACATCAACGCAACCCCAGACACACTTGTTGTCCTCATTGATCGGTATGATACCAATACCCCGACCCTTACCAGTTAAATGCCCTTCCCACAGTTCCTTGGTCCGTGGTTCGCGCACAATGGCGGCCCGTCCGGTATTCTTACCGTTAGCTTGCTGTTTCTCTACTCTGTATGTGCCATACGCAAGGCGCAGGCCATCAAAGATGGATGAAAACTTATCTACTGACATGTACGTTCCCCGCAAAAAAGGGTGACGGCAATGCCGCCACCCAATTAATTAAAACGGTACGTCGTCATTTAGATTGTTATCGGAGACGCTATCGTCCTGATGCTTCACCACCACATCACCAGCGGTGATGCTCGTGGCAAAGTCTTTACCACGTTGGTAAATAGCTCTATCTTCGACAGGACCCACACGGCTCATCTCCCAGCCGTGCCAGCTTCCCTTGCTATTCTCCTCAGATATGGTCTTGAGGTGATAGATGTGGCTAAAGCGTGGCGGAGTAAACGGGCCGTTCTTGCCCTGCATGGTAAGCGAAGAGATCATGCTGTTCCATTTACGGGACTTTTTAAGCTGCGTAGACTTCATCGCAATCAACGCAGTTTCAGCAGACCCGTCGTCATGCAAGACGATAACAAAGTGCTGGTGGGTCTCTTCGATATACTGACCCGAACCGTCCTGCACATACTCTTTATTATCTTCAGCAGACCGCTCCGTTTTTGGCATAGACTCGCCCGGAGAATAGATAGCAACAGGAGCACCCGTTCCTTCGCCTCTGGGGGCCCATTGGATGAACCGACGCTGGTAGGCTACCGGAATGACCTTGATGCCGTCCTTGCCCTTATATACGGCCCCTGAGACGGTGTTGTAGATGTCACCCTTGCGAGCATCTTCCAAATCATCAAGTTCTTTGCTTACGCCTGACAATATCTTGAGAAAAGGTAACGCAAGATCGTCTTGGCTCATGTTTTCCAGACCAACGCCTGCGTCCGCTTCAAACATTGAAGGGTCAAACTGGATAATCTCAGCCGTTTCCTTCTCAACTACATCATTTTTCTTCTCAGCCATTTTACTTTCCTCTCTTAATAATAGCTCGTTGCCCGACGTAGGCTCCGTATAGCTCCATCGGGAAGTCGTCACCATTCTCCACACGTTCCCTGACAAAGGCACGAAGCGTCTGTGGATGGATAT